ATAGAAAGAAGTATTGGGATGCTTGCCGAGCTAATGACCTTGTATCTGGTCTTGACTATTGCGTTTTTGATGTCGCTGTTAACTCAGGTGTTGGGCGCTCCGTTAAGCTTTTGCAGTCGTGTGTTGGCGCTACTCCTGATGGTGGTTACGGTAGCATTACTTCTGCATTAGTAAAAAAGGCAGAGAAAGAGCCAAAAGCTCTAATAGAATTATATTGTGCTAAACGCTTGGAGTTTTTACAATCACTAAAGACTTTTGAAGTTTTTGGTAAAGGTTGGTCTAGGCGGGTTGCAGAGGTAAAAGAAGAAGCACTTAAAATGTTAGGTACACCAGCATGACAATGCAAAAGCTACAATTTAAGCCAGGTTTAAACAGAGACCAGAGTAACTACACCAACGAAGGTGGCTGGTATGCTGGGGATAAAGTGCGCTTTCGTTCAGGTCAGCCTCAAAAAATTGGTGGATGGTTAAAAAGCAATGCACAGGTTCTTATTGGTACTTGCCGTCAGCTGTTTACTTGGATTACTAGCTCTTCAGATAACATTATGGCTGTTGGTACAAGTAAAAAATTATACCTTGATGTTGGAGCAAATCTTTACGACATCACTCCAATACAACACACCTCTACAACGCTAGGGGCTGCGGCTGGTCCGTTTACGGCTACAAGTGGTTCTTCTGTGCTTTCCGTGTCTTATTCTACCGACACTACATATAACCCAGCGGTTGGAAATTACGTAACCTATGCTGGGGCAACAAGTCTTGGTGGAAACATTACCGCCGCAGTGCTTAATGCTCAATATGGTTACAAAATATTAACAGTAAACACAACTTCCAAAACATACACCATACAATTAAGCGTGGCGGCTAATGGCTCTGATACAGCTAAAGGCGGTGCTACTGTTACTGCTTATTACGATATTAATGTTGGTTACTCAAATAACACCTATGGTTATGGCTGGGGTGTCGGTGCTTGGGGCGCTGGTGGCTGGGGTGTTGGTACAACTACACCTATTAAAATCTTTCAACAAGATTGGTTTTTTGATAATTTTGATGATGCTTTAGTTGCTAATATTCGTAACGGAACTCCATATTACTGGGAACTAGACGGTACATATACTAGTAGAGCGATAGAATTATCTGCAGTTTCTGGAGCATCAGATGTTCCTGACGAAGTAATGCAACTTTTAGTTTCTCAAGGCGATAAACATTTACTGGCTTTTGGAGCAACCCCATACGGAGGTGGTTCTTTTGACCCGCTACTAATCCGTTGGTCTAATCAAGATGAACCACAAAACTTTACCCCATTACCTACAAATTCTGCTGGGTTTATCAGGGTTTCTCGTGGTGATGCAATTCTTAGGGCTATCCCAACCCGTCAAGAGATATTGGTTTTTACCAACGCTACCCTTAATTCCCTGCAGTTTTTAGGTACTACGGATGTGTTTGGCTTACAAGAACTTTCCGATAACATTTCTATTGCTAGTCCTCGTGCAGTAGCTACAGTGAGTAATAATGCTTTTTGGATGGGCACAGATAAGTTCTACTACTATTCTGGTCGGGTAGATACCCTTCCCTGCACTTTGCGTAACCATGTATTTGAAAATATCAACTTTGACCAAATGGATCAAGTAGTTTGCGGTACTAATGAGCAATGGAGTGAAGTGTGGTGGTGCTACCCAACGGCTAATAGTTCAGTTAACGATGCCTATGTTATTTATAACCACTTTGATAAGATTTGGTACTACGGCACTATTAACCGTACAGCATGGAACGACAGCCCATTACGCCCTCACCCACAAGCAGTTGGCGGTCCAGAAGGCGCACAATACATCTATAACCATGAGCTTGGTGTAGATGACGACTTATTACCTATGGCTTCATACATACAGTCTTCTGACTTTGACATCGTAGACGGTGAGCAGTTCTTGTTGATTAAACGTATTATTCCTGATGTAGAGTTTGGTGGTTCAGATATTACTAATCCTAACCCATCAGTGCTTATTACAATGAAGCCTAGGAACTTTCCAGGGTCAGCGTATGCAACATCACCAGCTAAGAATGTTATCGAGACCTCAGTAGATATATACACAAACCAGATTTTCCTGCGGGCTAGAGCACGTCAAATGGGCTTTAAAATATCATCTTCTGATTTAGGTGTTCAGTGGCAGCTAGGTAGCCCCCGTTTAGACGGCAGACCAGACGGAAAACGCTAATGCCTATATATAAAGTACGCTCCCCCGCTTTACCCATTCAGCCTAATGAATATGATCGTAGTCAAATGGATCAATTTCAAAACGCTCTTCGCCTGTACTTTAACCGCCTAGACCAGTACAACATACAAGCTTCTAGAGAACAAAACTCTTCTAATGTGCTTCTTTGGATGGGCATAGTTTAATGGCTTATTACGATATAACCCCCATTCAGCTAGGTCAGGCTGCTATTACAGGTACTATAGCAACGCTATATACAGCTCCAACAGGGGTTCGCACTTTTGTAAAAGACCTTAATATTTGCAACACCACCGCTGGTGCGGTTACTGTAAACATCCATTTAGTTCCCAATTTAGGAACTGCAGGAACAACTAACGCTATTTTGTATGGGTATTCTATTGCCGCTAATGCAACCTATCGTTGGACTGGAGTGCAAATTATGAATGAAGGCGGGACTATCCAAGTTAAAGGTTCTACTACTGGATTAACTATTACCGCTAGTGGCGCAGAAGCTGTTTAACATGATAAAATTAACCCAAATCACCCCAAGAGGTTTGTATGACCCATTCCGGACTTAGAGCCCTAGCACGAGAACTTCCTAAACATGGTCGCTACGGCGACTCTATTGTTGCACATATTAACCCTCAAGAAGCGGCGTTATTAAAGGCTATGGGCGGTTCGGGTACTATTAACCCTACTACGGGTTTACCCGAGTATTGGGGTGGGCTTGGCGCTTTAAACCCTGTTAAAGCTATTAGTAATGCTTGGGGTGGCGTATCTAAACTACCGGGGCTTAATGTTATTGATAAAGGTTTAGTCGGTATTGACAAAGCTGTTGGCAGTGCTATTCCCGGTGGTTGGGGTACTTTAGGCATGGCTGCAGCATCTTTTGTTCCTGGTATGACTCCTCTTATGATGGCGGGTTTAGGTGCTCTAAACGGTAGTGGGTTAGCCCGCGGTAAAAAGTTTAATTTGCAAGGTGCCCTTATGGGTGGGGCAATGGCTTACGGCATGTCTAATTTAGCCGCAGGACTTGAGTCTGCTGGCGGTCCGGGGGTAGATGTTACTCCTACACAAGTTGCTGCTGACATTGGACAAAATGTTTCCGGTGGAGTATCTATGGCTCCAGGTTCTCAAGCTGCTATGCTAGCTGAACAAGCATCTGGTATGGGTACTGCGGGTGCAAATAATATTGCCTCTTCTGCTGCGTATAGTGCCCCTACCCAAACATTTGGTCAATCTGTATCTTCTGGATTACAAAATCTTGCTACAGGCACAGGACAAAATATGGCGGCTGCTGGTCGAGGTCTTACTAATCTTTCTGGACTTGGGGCGGATGGTTCAGCAGCTGCAGCTCGCGCAGCTTTTGGGGGTTCAGGAGCAACTCTGCAAAATACGGCTCTTCCTATTGTTGCTGGTAGTATGGGTGTTGCTGATGCTCAGGCGCAACAAGATTATTTAGACGAACAACAAAACGCTAACAATGCTAATGCCGCCGACTATAACTCTCAAATGGCTAGAATCAATGAAGCTAAAGCAAGAGCTAACCAAGCTGTATCTGAAAACCCCTATCAGTTTGCAATGGGTGGCGCTGTAAACCCTTCTGATGACCAAACAGGAATGCCTAGCCAAACTCCAATGCAAAACTTTGAACAAGGTGGCACGATGGGTTATGCTAATGGTGGTATGGCAGGTGGGCGTTTCTTATCAGGTGGTGGTGATGGTTTAAGTGATGATATTCCTGCTGTAATTGGTGGTAAACAGCCAGCTAAATTAGCCGACGGTGAATTTGTTATATCTAGTGATGTTGTATCTAATCTAGGTAATGGCTCATCTAAAGCTGGTGCTAAAAAGTTATATGAAATGATGGACCGAGTACGTAAACAGGCCCATGGTACTAAAAAACAAATTCGTAAAGTAAACGCAAACAGAGTATTACCTGCGTAAAGGATAAATTATGCCAACAACAAACGTAGTCAGTTCCGGTTTAGCAACTATTGCTCCAGAAATAGCACCGTATTATACGGGTACAGGTACTGCAGGAACCGGGTTATTACCTAAAGCACAAGAGATATATTCCAAAGACTATGCAACGTCAGTGGGGAATCAACTAAATGCTTCTGGTTTAGGCGGTGCAGGACGTGTTGCTGGAATGAGTGACATTGAAAAACAAGTCGGTACAGATTTAATGGGGTTAGAAACTCCTGGGCAGTTTGGTATAGGCACAAATGCAGTCCAGTCAGGTATTGGTACTTTGCAAGGGTTTACTGATCCAAGCCAAGTGCAAAGCTATATGTCTCCATATATTCAAAACGTAATGGATGTAAATAAAGCTGAAGCTTTGCGTGATGCTCAAAAACAATTAGTTGGCGCTAACTTAGCTTCTTCTCGTCAAGGTACTTATGGCGGTGCTCGTAATGCGTTAATGCAATCTGAAGCTGACCGTAATCTACAAACTAAGATGGGCGCTATCCAAGCAACAGGTATGCAGTCGGCATATGATGCTGCTACTAAAAATATGCTTGCTCAAGCTCAAGGCTATAACCAATTAGGTGCTACTGCTGGACAACTAGGCACTCAAGAACAAGCAACAGATTTAAGTAGACTTGGTGCTCAAAGTGCTCAAGGTGGTTTAGAGCGTTCTATTGAACAGCAGGGTATTGACGCACGTTATCAAGATTTGTTACAACAGATTAACTATCCAAAAGAACAACTCGCTGGTATGCAGGGTATCCTTACAGGCGTTCCAACTGCAAGTACTCAGTCTACCCAAACAACTACAACCCCACCACCAAGTTTGGCAAGTCAATTAACTGGCGCTGGTATGTCTGGTTTGGCTCTTTACAATACGTTTAAAGGTGTATAACTTATGAGCATCATTAACGCCCTAAAACAACATAATGGTTCTATTGATGAACTAGCTAAATTGCCGCAAAACCTGATTATGCAGATGGCTCAGCGTAAAGAAATTGGTCCTGAGTTAGTTGCTCCTATTCTTGCACGTAAAGCACAAATGGCAGATGCGATTGCTCGTACTAAAGCATTGCAAAAAGGACAAGCGCAAGGCCCAACACCGACTGTTATGGAACAGTTAATGCAGAAAACTGCCGATGCCGAGCAGCCTGCACCACAACCACAAGAGATGGGCATTGCTTCTAATCCGATTCCTGAGCGTAACTATGCTGGCGGTGGGATTGTTGCATTTGCTGAAGCAGGACCTGTAGAAGATAAAAACTTACCTGAGCAGCTGCCTGGTGAGTCTGATAACGCCTATATGCAACGTGTACAAGCGATTACTGGTGCTGGTAAACAATTCTTTACCCCAAGAAACTACAATCCACTAGCTAAAATTGGGGATTTGTATGATATGTACCAACAAAATGTTGGTCAGCCTTTTGCTGAAGGTGTAAAACGCTTTGTAAATGAAAGCCCTGAATCACAAGCGGCTAAGTTTAATGCTGGGGCAAACGCCCGTAAAGCTGTGGGCACTCCTGCTACTACTGCACCAGCGCTTCCTCCAATGCCTACTGGGGTTAAATTAGATGATAAAGGTAGAGCTGATGCCGCCAAACAAGACGGTAAAGCTTCTGCTGCTCCCACTGCAGACAATAAACCTGCTGGGATTAAATCACTTCCCGTTACTAAACCACCACTAGAACAAGCAGGCCCTCCACAACCTAGCGAGTTACAACAAGTATTAGCTCAGTACCGCAGTGACATTGAAGGTAGCAAGGATGAGAAAGAAAAAGCACGTAAAGAAGCTATGTGGAGCCGTTTATTAGAAGCAGGTCTTAATGTTATGGGTGGTCAGTCATCTAACTTTGCTCAGAATTTGGCACTAGCTGGTCCTGCTGCTAAAGGGTTTGGTGAAGATATTAAAGGCTTACGTGCTGAAGAAACAGCTAGACGCAAACAACTTGCTGAGTTGGGTATTAAAGGTTATGAACTTGGTCAAGGCGCTAAGAAACAAGCTGCTGAAGAAGCATACATGAAACAGCATGGCAAGTATTTCGAACAAGCTGGTCAAGCATCTCTTATTGCCGCTAATCGTCCTACCGCTGGTGCATATGGTGCAGAGAAAGTAGATATTGCGGCGCTTAATGTTGGTCTTAATAACGCACAAAAAGCTTTGTTAACTGCTAAAAAAGCCGACCGCCCTGCTATTCAACAACAAATTGACGCCTATATTAATCGTATTAATCAACTAGCTGGTGTTGGTGGTGCTCCCCCTGCAGCTTCAGCATCAGGCGCTTTTAACTATGTTCCTGGAAAAGGCTTAGTTCCGGTACAATAGCAATAACTATTTAAGGGTGCTGTGTGCCGATAATTAACATACCTAACATAGGGCAGGTAAACTTTCCTGACACCATGTCTCAAGCGGATATTGTTTCCGCCATTGAAAACGACATCTTAAAAAAACCGGGGCGTGCCCCAGAAGATGTTGGTTTCCTAGAAGGCACTAAAGCTGCTATTGGGCGTGGTATTGAGTCATTAGGTGACGTAGCATCAGGTCTTGGTTTAGCTAAAACAGCTATTACTGGCACAGAAGCCCAAACAAAAGCCAAGATGGAAGCTATTAAAGCTGACCAACAAAAACCTGAAGCAGCGCCCGGCATGACTGTTGAAGACTTCCAGCGTATCTATAAAGATAAAGGCATACTTGCTGCTGCTAAAGAAGTGCCTAAATACATCTCAGAACAAGTCTTACAATCCGTCCCACAGATGGCAGGTCCTTTAGCTGTCGGTGCTGCAGCTTCACCGTTTATAACCCCATTTGGCGGTGCGTTGGCGGGTATGGCTACTTATGGTGTACAGCAATTTGGTAACTTCTTAGTGCGTCAAGCCCAAGAAAAGAAAGACCCTAAAGAATTAGAATTAACTAAGGCTGCTTTGACTGCAGCGGGCACTGCGCCGATTGGGTATTTTGCAGATAGATTTACTGCTGGCTTAGGTGGTTCGTCTAAAAAGGTTGGAGAGCAAATCCTTAAAGAGTTATCTGCACGTCAGGTAGCGGGTGAAGTTGGTAAAGGAGTTATTGGTGGTGCTACTCGGGGTATTATTGCTGAATCTCCAACAGAGGTATTAGAACAAGCTGCTGAGCGCTATCAGGCTGGATTAAGTCTTACTGGCCCTGAAGCCATGAGCGAGTATAAGAACGCATTTTTTGGAGCCGCTGCCGCTGGTGGTGGTATTGGTGGTGTATCAGGAGGGATACGAGGCTATGCAGATACAAGAACTCAACCTATCATTGAACCAGATCAGTCGGGCATTTCGGGTGTTGGTGCACAAAGAGAAGCTCCCGGAGGAATTAGAACAGCTGACCAAACAGGACTGGACTTTTCTAGCGAACGCCCTGAGGAGCCTCTTGGAAGAGAAGCAGAACTCAATACTCCATTAACTGCTCCTCCTGCGGCTACTGACTTTTCCCAAATTGACCAAGCTATTGAGGCTCCAAAACAAACTGAAGAAGAAGTGGCGGCTAGGGCTTTTCAAAATAGTCAAAAAGCAGAGCAGATAAAGCAAATACAAGCAAAACTAAATGAAGTAGATGCTTATATCAGAGACTTATCAGAAGTTAACCCAGACGATGAGCGTATTGCCGATGCAGTAGACTACGCTAAAAGAATAAGCCAACAAGCAGAGCGCTTGCAAGCAGAAGTTATAGCACCACAAAAGGTAACCGCACTCAATGCTCCAGAACAACAAGGGTTTGACTTTGCCCCCGCAGATGAAAATACCCAACGTAGTTTAGATATTGCCCCTACTGAGTTTGGTTTGACTGCCCCTGAAGGCAAGGTAGATACCTCTACTGAACTTACGCCTATTGAAGTTCCTAAGTATGAGACAAGCAAGTTTATGTTTGTCACGCCTAATGCTGACCCATTCAAAGGTTTAAATACTTTCTTTAATAGCGTTAAACCAGCTGCAGTTAGCGAATCTGAAGCAAAAGCACATCAAGCTGAAGTTAGAAAACTACAAGAAGCTATTACTGAGTTCCAACAAGACGCAGTCGGCAAAGACCGTGCTGGGCGTATTAATACTATACGTAATTTCTTTGACCAATTTAATATTGCTCCTGTTGAAAAACAAAACGAAATAGCTAGATTACCCCAAGTTATGCCAGGTATGGATGCGCAGACTCAACAACAAGTGCTATCTGAAATATCTCAGTTGCCCAATATAAATACCGTACGCGGTATGAAAGAATTAAATAGTCGTTTAGATACGGCTATGGCTGACTATTCCGAAGCTAAACTGGGTCGGTCTAGGGAAAATGCTATCTTGCCTTGGCAAGACCATGAAGATGTAAGCACAAAAACCGATGCCGACGCACTTAGAAGACTGGATAATATCTCTGAGAAGTTTAAGACTCCTGAGGAAAAAGCTGCGTCTACCTATTTAACTGCCCACGCCGACTATGACAAACCTTTTGCTTCTGCTATCCGTGCGGCTGCATTTGATTTAGGTGCGGAACAAGGGCCAGTATTTAGATCACAAGATAAAGCAACGGCACAATTATTTAGAAATTGGGCGGGTAAAAATCTAGCCCCAATGAGCATAGCTAAGTTTGACGCTACTATTAATGAGTTCCGCCAAATGGGTGAGAAGATTAGTAAGCGCAAATTAGAAGATGAAGACATTGCTAGTGGCAAAAAAGTAGGGTGGGGTGCATGGTCTAAAGGTAACCCAAAAATTATGCACCCGTCAGTAGAAACCCGTATAGCTAATAACGATTTGCCTGGTGCTCTTCGTGCATTAAGCCGACTAGGTACTGAGTTCCAAAAAGGTTTAGCTAAGCAGTTAATGAAGCTAGACTTAAAAACTTCTATCGGTGTCGGTAAACAAGAAGACTTTGCTAAGTATATGGTTGAGCAAAATGCTGGCCCTGAGATGACACAAATAATGATGATGTTGTCAGAGTCCTTTCCGTCGGTATTCCAAGAGCACTTCCGCAATCTAGACGATGTTAGAGCAACATATAAAGCATTGACAGATTTAAAAGCAGGGCGTTTAGGTGTAGATCGTAAGACCTTAGAGGCATATACTGGACAACTTAAAGAAGCAACTGAAGCGTATCAAGCAGCTATTGCCGTATTAGATTCTCGTGGTACTTACATGCCGTCTTTGGATGCTATCAATATCAATCGGGATAGGGGCGGGAATACTACTGCTACTTTCCTACACGAAGTACTACACGCTGCAACGCATTGGGCACTTGACCCAGCTAACTATGACTTACTTGACGCCAACCAAAAACAAGCAGTAGATGAACTTAAGCGTATGTACAACACAGCTAAAGGCTTTTTACAGTTTGGCAATGAAATTAGTAGCATTGATGAGTTTGTTGTAGAGGCATATACCAACCCAGAGTTCCAGCGTTTCTTAAAAGATGTGCCTGTGGTGAACACAAAACAGACTTTATGGGGCAAATTTACTCAGTTAATATCTAAACTGTTTGGTTTGAACAATATGCTTGGCTACACTTTAGCTAATGCAAACGACATTTTTATGGCTCCCCCAGAGACATCAAAAGAAGCCCGCGCTCTAAACTTACAAGGCAAACTTGGTGGATATATTCTTGAGGATAGCTATCGTGCTGGCCCTGAAACTCGATCATTAACAGATAAAATGTTTGGTGAACGTGGTGATTGGGATGGGGTTAAAGATGCCATACCTTCGTTTTTATCAGGATTAAAAGACTCTACCCGTAAACACTTCCTTGGTGCTCTAACCTTGCGTCAGATTGAAGACGTAGTCGGTCCTCGTGTTCCTCCGTTTAAAGAGTTTATTAACCGCATGGAGTTCATGCTTGATGACCGAAATGCAACCTTAAATAAGACTAAAGATATTGTTAAGCCTTGGATGAAATGGCAAAGTGCTAACCCTAAAAAGGGCAAAATTCTTAATGAATTAATGCTAGATGCTACTCGTATGGGTATTGACCCTGATATTAATACTAGTGATGAGATTCTTAATCGTGCTTGGAATGATATAGGCACCGACGGTCAAAAGATTTACCGCCAAGTACGTGACTTTTACGCTAACCAAATGAAAGACCACATTCAAGTTCTTTTGGATAGAAAAGCTACTGCATTAAAAGCAGATGGTATCAGTGAAAATGTAATCAAAAATCATCCTGAATACATAGCCTTAAAAGAACATTTTAGTAAGCATTCTATTCAGCCGTATTTTCCTATTCGTCGTTTTGGTCAATATTGGTTACAAATTGGTAAAGGTAAGACTAAAGAGTTTTACACCTTTGAGTCTGCTCGTGAACGTAATGCTTTCCAAAAGAAACGTGAACGGGAACTAAATAAGCAAGGCTCTACAGCCCAAGTATCCGCTGGTAACTCTATTAAGCAGATGGTTAACGATAACTTACAAGACTTTGAGTTCTTGGCAAAGTTAAAAGGTCTTGTTGCTAGAGAAACAGGCGGTACTCGTAAAGAACTTAAAGATAACATTACCGACGCTATTGAGCAGATGTATCTGATGACGTTGCCTGACCAAAGTATTCGCAAGATGTTCTTAAACCGTCAGGGCATCCAAGGTATGAACAAAGATATGCTTCGTGCTTTTACAGCGTCGGCGTTCCGCATTGCCTACCAACAGTCTAGATTTAAGCACAGCGATAGCTTGTATGGTGCAGTTGATGCCGCTGAGTCTTATATTGAGGGTATGGATACCCAAGAACGCAAAGTATATACTGACTATATACGTGAGTTAGAAGGCCGCCTCCAGTACATTATGAACCCGCCAGACACAGGGGCAATTCCTTCGTTCTTGTCTAACGTGTCTTTCGTTTGGTACATGACTTCTCCAGCTTCAGCTTTAGTTAACATGCTCGGTGTTCCAGCAGTAGGTATCCCTGTAGTCGGTGCTAGGTTTGGGATTGGCAAAACATCTGCCATGATGACTTCCTACGCTAGAAAATTTATGAGCGCAGGGTTTAAAGACCCAAAAGGGAACTGGTCATTTCCGTCTTTTACAAACAAACCAGACATGTTTAATGAAAGACAAAAAGCCGCTTTTGAACAGTTTATTGCCGATGGACTAATTGACATTACTCTTACACACGACATCGTTGGCTTAGCTGAGACTAACTCTAATTTATATACAGGGCGCACTCAGAAGGTTATGGGTGTATTGTCTGCAGCTTTCCACGGCGCTGAGAAGTTTAACCGTGAAGTAGTAGCTATGTCGTCTTATGATCTGGCTTACGAGCGTGCTAAGGCAAATGGATTAAGTGATGACGCTGCACAGAAAAAAGCCATTGATGAGGCTAAAGAACTTACATACAAGTCAATGTTTGACTATTCTACACTTAACAAGCCACGCTATTTCCAGCCAGCTTACGCTAAAGTGTTCTTGCAGTTTAAGCAGTTCTCTCAGCAGATGACGTATATGCTTGCTCGTAGCGCCTATGAAGGGTTCTATAAGAAGTTTGATGCTAATGAGCTGCAAGATATTGGCACACAGATTAATACTACCCGCACTACCGACGGTCAACCTGCTTTAGAAGGCCCTGCTTTAGACGCAGCAGTTAAGCAATATATTAAGGACTTCCGTGCCGAAGGTAAAAAACGCCTCATGGGTACGCTCGGTGCTACATTCTTATTTGCTGGAGCTACGGGTTTACCCGGATGGTCTGCTTTATCTGCATTGATGGAAATGCTACAAACTCTATTTGCTGATGAAGATGAAGAAGACCAACCATTTGATTTTGACAACTGGTTTAAGAATTGGACTAATGAAACCTTTGGAGGCATGTTTGGGGAATCTATAGGTAATTTTGTTGGAGAGTCTGTTTCTCGTGGGGTTGTAACTCAAGCATCTGGGGTTAACTTAGCTGATCGTATGGGATTAGATAGCATGTGGTTCCGTGATAACCGTCAGAGCGCAGATGAAGTTAGTGCCGTAGAAGCTACATTAGTTAGCCTTATGGGACCAGCGGTAGGCTTAGCAGTTACTGGGGCTAATGCACTTAAACAATTAAATGACGGTCATTTAGGTCGTGCTATTGAGACTGCCACACCTGCTGTTATTAAGAACGCCCTTAAAGGTACACGTTTGAGTTCAGAAGGTGCGTTAACTCTTAGTGGGGACATTCTTATCGAAGACTTTAGTGCGGCTGAAATAGGCGCACAGGCTCTTGGTTTCTCCCCAGAACGCTTAGCCCAACGTCAAAAGTCTAATATTGAAACTAAAGGTGCTGAGCAAGAGATTATTAAGAAGCACCAAGACCTTCTCAATGCGTTCTTTATGTCGGTTGATACTGGTGATGATGACATGCGGGAACGAGTTATTGACAAGATTAGTAGGTTTAATAGGTCTAACCCTGGCGACGCAATCACACCTGAAGCACTAGTAGCCTCTATTAATCGCCGTTATGAGCAGCGTGCACTGGCTCAACAGACTGGTGGCGTAAACATTAACAAGAAACTTATTGGTCAACTTGGCGAGATGGGTAACTACGGTAACCCTGATTAAAAAAGACCCGCCGAAGCGGGTCCAAGAATCACTCGAAAGGAAGTAGTTGAAGCAACTACTAAGGCAAATAATACTACTTAATGCGCCACACGCGCAAGCCGCAAATACCCAATTCGATAGTAGGAACGGACTTTATTTTATATCCTAGCCTACTTGTAGTCCTTTTAATCTGAATCAACGCCTCTTTTGCATCTAAACAAGGGATGAAAAAGGAAGCGCCGACTACAAATTTACGCCAATTAACTTTGAAGTCTAGACCGTGGATCAACATCGGGTGCACTCTTAGCCGCTTCAATATAAGTCTCAGCATCCAAAAAGTCTTTAATCTCTAGGTTAAATACGTAGGCATCAACTGGGGGAGATTGCAGCTTAGTCCCCTTAGATAAACGCTTCTTAACCTGACCTAGATAGATGCCGTCCACTTCCAAGCCCTTAAGGATGTTCTTCAAGTCAATCTGTTGCTTGGTGCAGTAAGTGCGAATCTGCTTGGCATTAATATACAGACGCTTACCATCAGGCTCAATACGTACAAACAAGTCATTAAACTTAGGCTCGACAATCGGCAACTGCTCCATACCCGAACGTGCATCTGCCTGTCCATTTATAACTAATGTGGATGCTCTGTGCTCGTTTAAAAACTCGCCAATAATGCTAGCTTCATTAATAGACTCAGGAGACTTAGCTTCCACACGCATATTGGCTAACTCTTTAACTAACCAGCGGTATACACGCCCAATATCGAAGTCAGGAATAATACCTAAGTCTTTAGCCATCAATGCACCAGCAATATTACAAGCTGCGGTTGCAGACCAAAAGCGCTCACGGCTTGTAAAACTAATTTCCTTATCTAACTTTTGCTGTACTTGCATCACAGTATCAATAGCCGTCTCTAAGTTAGCCACAAGATGCTGAGCATAGATAATCCCTGCATGACCGTAATGAGAATAAAGCCCATTAAAGGTAATGTCGGCGTCTTCTTTTGAAAGCATGTCGGTGGCTTCAATACGGTACTCAAGCAAACGCATAAACTCACCATCGGGGGTAGCCTTGATAGAAGCTAACTTATCGTAAAAAGATGCGTTAGAACTACATAAAGCTATGGTTGCCCATTTGGTTGCGTTAATGCGCTCGGCATTGTCATGTTGCATCATACGGTTCTTACCACGCCCTTGAGAAATACTATAGGCTAGGTCGGAGAAGTTATCGCCACTTAATTTAGTAATCTCGTCAATCGTTACAGGTAAGTTATTCATAATTCCCAAGCGGTGAATCATAGAGTTCTGTGTATCTTTCCATTGAAGCATTAATTCCTCAGGATGACCCCATACGCTATTGCACATCTTCAAAATAGTGGACTTACCTGTACCGGATGTATTGTTCACCAAGTTAATAATCGCACCTTTAAGATTCAAATGCTTTAAGAGGGGTGCCCCAAACGCTGTAAAGAAACCAAACGCATGTGGCTCAAATCCTGCACGGTTATATGTATTTGCTATTGTTTGCCATTCTGTCATCTCACCAACTGGGTGCATCCAGTTAGCCAAACTTCCTGTTGAACCTGAAGGGGGGCTATAGCTAATCTTTTCTGCGCTAATCTCTTTATCGCCGACGATAAATTTAGAATCGTGGTCTGTCCAACCAAATTGTGTTCTCATCATTTCTACCTTATGTTTATGTTGTAAGTCTTTAATGGATGTAATTATGTAAGCCATAATGCCGTCCATCTGCTTTTTAGGTGCAGCTACACCGTGCCATGCTAACTTCTCACGTAACCGCTCGTAGTTCATAGCTTCTGTTTGTGGCATAGAAAACTCACGCACTCCATCTATAGGCAAATGCAAACGAATCCAAACTGCATCTCCCCTTGATGGGTCGTGTAATCGTTTGACTACATACAAGTCATGCTCGTAAATAGTAATTGCATCTTCTTCGCCGTCTTCGTCTTTGACGTTTAAATACACACCACCATTCTTGCCACGGAAATATGGGAATGGATACTCAGGGATTTTATAAACTTCTACTGTCCCCTTAGGAGTTTCGTGTGCTACTTCAACATCAGGCTCAGATGCTACTATTTCAGAACCTAACTGAATCGGTGAGGTGATCTTTCCTTTATTCGGGCAGTTAACGCAAGCCGAAGGGTGAATTTTTTCAAACGATGCACACGTATAAGGTCCTTTAGTGGAACGTGCTTTCCGTTCCGTTTCCTCTGCAGAATAAGAAGGATGTTCTTTTGAAATTTTGTGGATCGCCTCATCGCCATCTACGCACGCAATAGCTACCGCTAGTCCTGCTCTCCATAATGGTTCCTCGATTGTGTCTTGGTTTAATACGATATGTTCAAGTTGAGCACAGCCCTTGCCATTCATTGTTTTCATCATTATGGTTTGAAACCGACTCTGACGATTACTTTGCAAAGCCTTACTCATCTCACTCTGCTGACGTGGAATATAGTCAGGTGCAACTAAAACTCCAATGATCCCTTTAATATCTTCGTAGTCAGTCTCGCCTTCTATAGACATAATCTCTACAGGTAAAGGTGGATCTTGTTTGAAGTTAGATGTTCCTGGTACTCTAAGAATAGATGCGCTCTCTGCTGTACGTGAAGGATCACCTCGGAAGCCATGTTCTTCACAAAGTGCCTTGAGGCGGTCAGCTACAGGTTTCCATTCCGCACGAGAAATAGTCTCGGTCAGTCTCCAGTAGACGTGCAATCCACGACCTGAATTAACTATAGTCGGTAACGGCAAGCCAAGGGTATTACAAAACTTCTTAAGTTCTACTAAGCCTACTTCTTGGTTTAAATAACCTTTGCCTGTAGCATCTTTATCAATGCCGCAATCAATGTCCATCCAAAAAGATTTAAAGTAAGCGCTATTCTTTTGCGTGCGCCCGTCGGTATCGTTCTCATACTTAGCACATGCAAAGTACACGTCAAACTTTTGCTCCAATAAAACATCAATTTCATCTGCCGCTTCCGCAAGTGATTCAACGAATACTTGCTTAGGGTGACCTTCTTGTTTTAAACCGACAAGGCAATACCACCCCTCAGGGGGCAGTACCGCAGTCAGTAATTCTGTATTTGCCATATCACCTCAAACCGAATAAAGGAAGGACAGCAGGGGGTTCGGCACCACCCCTTTTCGCTCCGTCAAACTAGCTGTCCTGGGTAAAAACTAAGTTCGTAAGAACTCTTCTATTTTTTCTGCTTTAGCTTTGTGCGGGTTGCTTGAACCAGTGAACCACGAGTAGACAGTCATACGGGATACATCAAAGAACCGTGCAACTTCTTCTACTGGCATGTCATTAGCTATACACCACTTACCGAGCCGAACCCCAATATGCTTGGAATTAGCGGCTCGATTAGCTTGCACTAGCCGATAGCTATAGCCTCTTAGATTCATGCTTCGTCAGTAGACCAGTCGCCCATAATGGCTTTTAAGTCTTTCTTAGCAGTTGGCTCAGCAGCTTTCTTTTCAACACGTTTAACAGGCTCAGCAATTTCTGCTTCAACTGCTTTTGCTTGCGGTGCTGGTTTTGGTGCAGATAACTTAGGAGCATCACTACTTGTCTTAGCTACGGACATTTCGATAGCTTTCTTAGCAGCTGGAGTTTCACCTTGGCGCTTAGCTACTTCCCACTGGTCTTTAGATAAAAACTTAAGGGGCTTAAAGAATAACTTAGCAGTATCGCTGTCAGTATCAAAACGCATCTCAGTAGACAAGGTGTTCAAGTTGTAACCTTGTGAACCAACATACTTAGCGTATTGCTCAAACGGCATGTGAGTTAAATCGCCTTTACCGAAGATAGACTTAGATGCTAAAGTAAGCTGGTAAATGTCACCACCAACATCGTCGGCAAGGACTACGGCTAAGCGACGGAAATGCCTACAAGCACGACCACCACCTGAAGCAGAACCCTTAATATTTTGTGGGCACTCGGCACAGTTATGGTGTTGTGGTTGTTCGATTGATGCGTCCGGTGCTACGCCAGTGTTAGACCAGCAGTCAGGAGGAGTTGCGTCCGCCTTTGGATTGTAAGCACCAGCATAGAAAGTACGGGATACATCTCTAGCCGCTTCAACGATAACTACATTTAAAGAATCGTTATTGCTTGTTAAGATTTCTTCACCGTTAACAACCATGCGGAATTTACCGCCACGCAGTGAAATACGTTTGCTACCGCCATTGCCTACAAGGGCACGAGTTGCGTCATCTAATTTGACGTCTTTGAGGTAGTCGGGTAATTCTTGATTAAAAAGAGCTAGTTCGCTCATTTGCTTCTCCTTACAGTTATCGAGTGTTCGCTATCCACATTTAACCCGAGTGGTAGCAGATCGGGGTTTTCTTCTAAGAATTGCTTAATGTTTGTTTGATGAATACGTTTCTCCAATAATTCAGGAGCATGGTGTTCAAAAACAAATTGGTAAAACTTCTCCCAATCATTAGTCCAGTAACGACTTTTGACTGAGCGTATTGCAGTGCCATGCGGAGTTTTAATGCTGTCGGCGCCTGTTTCTTTGCATACCTCAAGTATTTCTTTATTGAGAACATCGAGTTGTGCTTCAAAGTCAGCGTCAACTCTATCAGCATCTCTACGAGCAGCATCACGAGCATCACGGACTTTTATATAAACGGCGACCAGTTGGTCTACAGTTACTTGCGACATACTTCCTTCCTTTCTTTATATTTCAATCGGGTCTATGCCCGTTAAAAACATCTTACTTCTAAAACTTTACCTTGTCAACTACTTTATTTAATTATTTTCTTTTACTTCATTGTTATATAGGTCGATCAGTTTATCATGGACTTCAAGCTTGTTTTGGAGCATGTTATAAAGTCTTGCCTCTACGGGAGAACCCTTAATATGAACAATAGTCATAGCGTTTTTTTGCCCCTGACGATTGATACGTGCATTGGCTTGCAAATATGTTTCGATTGATGTAACAGGGGAATACCAAATAATTGTATCTGCCGCAGTTAAAGTAACACCATGTGCCGCTGCTTGTGGCTGGATAATCAATACGGTTGGATATGCTTCTTCTTGAAATTTTTTGAATATTTCAGTACGTCTAGTAACGGGCACAGCGCCATTGATAATTTCGCAGATAATACCCCGCCCTCTCAAATGCGCACTGAGTAGTTCTATTGTATGCGTGAAAGGAACAAAAACAAGTACTTTATGGCTTGCTTCTTCTATAACTTCAGATATAACTTTAAGTCTATTACTAACATCAAACTCAACAACAGAGCCACTATCGGTATAGATAGCACCGCCAGATATTTGCAATAATTTATTAAGGTTAACCGCAGCATTGATGGTACTGACCTCTTCCCCCGCCGCCACCATGAGCATTTCTTTTTTAAGTAGTTTATAATATTTCTCCTGTTGGGGAGTAAGTGGTGCATCTCTAAATACATGGGTTGCTTCAGGTAAATCAAGACACTCTTCTTTAGTAAACCGAATAGCTGGCTGTAATGCGTCAAATACAATTTGATTAGCATTTGGTTTAGGCATCCATTTAAACTTAGATATGTTAATCATTGTCTGATCTCTAAATGCACCAAAGAATCTAGGTACTCTATGAGGTACACACATCTTGGCTAAGCCGTAAGCGTCGGTAGGATTTTGAGCGGCGGGTGTACCAGTCATCATCCATAGCCATGTATCGGGAGTAATTAATTTATTAAGAACTTTCCAACGCTGAGTGGTTGGTGTTTTGTATGCGTTAGCTTCGTCAATAATGATAAGGTCAAACCCGCCATTAGCAATAGCTTCTGCAACAATTTCAATCCCATCATAGTTAATAATAATGTAGTCGGCGTCGCCTTCAATAACTGCCTTACGCTTAGTGCGGTCCCCGTAAGCTATATCTACTTTTCTATGGACGGCAAACTTAAACAAATCTGCTTGCCATGCTGACTGCATAATAGACAACGGGCAAATAATAAGAACACGCTTAATCATCCCTTGTTCTAGTAGGCAATCTGATGCCCATATAGCTGATGCTGTTTTGCCTGTGCCTTGCTCATTAAAACAAAATGCACGTTGATTTGTTGCTAAAAATATTGCCGTATCTCTTTGATGTTGCATTGGGGGGAATACCCCAGGCCATTTATATACGTCAGGTTTTTCCATTTTTAGGTTTGTTTTTCTTAACTGTGTGGTCTGAGTTTCGACTAAACGAACGGTTTGCACTGGCGGATTTAAGTTTAAGGTTTTTTGGGGCGTTTGTACCGCCTTTTGAAAGAGGGATAACATGGTCAATATCCTTCCCTGTCCTGTCTATGCCCTTCTTGTCCATCGCATATCGTGCCCGTTCCCGAGCATTGCGTGCTGGCTGTTCGCCTCGCTCCTTCTGTTGCTGGTATTCTTTCTTGTAAGGTCTTGGTTTGTTCACATAAGGCATAGCAATCCTCGTCTTTCCTGTAATAAAAGGTACTCCCGTCACCCAATATTATATACTTTGGGCGGTTTTCAGGGTTATTTCCATATAAAGACTGGATTAGCTGGTCAAGTTCAATATTAACCATGTTGTAAAGCCCCCCAAAATTTACTTATATTAGAAACCCCAATAATGTCAGGTTCGTTCAATTTGCTTACCATTGTGCCTACAGTTTCAGGGTCTTTATAAGTAGTTCGCCATGTAATAAACTTAGTTTCGGGGTGCTCGCATTTACCTTCACAAATCATTTGCGCTTGGTATTCTTTCGTGCAATCCATACAGTAGTTATTGCTATCCATCGGCTGACCAACTCGGCGAATCATATACATATACTCTTCACATTGTTTTTTACTTTTAAAACAAGGTGGAAACCAATCAGGGTTATATGGTTCAATCTTAATGTCGCTCATTCTGTTTCCTTAGTAATCTTCATTGCTGCCCTGTGAATTGAATCATTAAACCAACGCCTAATAACATAACCTCTAATAAGGCTAACTACCATAAATATCAATCCAATTTCAATATTTTGTTGCACTGAAAATGTAGCCCCATATAAAGGATATACGATAAATTGCACCGCTAAACTTAGGAAATACCCTATGAATACATGAGTAAAAGATTCTATAAGACTTCCTAGTTTAGACTGGCTCACTTCTTTTTAGCCTTCTTAGGTGGCTTAACTTCGCTAGTAATTTCTACTTCCTTAACCATTTGGTCTCGGTGAATGTCCATAAGGTTCTGCACTTGAGTTTCAATCTTTTCTGCTAAGGTTTCTAGATGGTCACGCACGCCCCATAACGCACCGCTATGTGGGTCTTGTACATCTGTTGCTATCATCTCTACCATGTCTTTAACATTACTAACACGGTACGCTAAACTTTCAATTTCACTTGCTACTTCCCATACTGTATTCATTTGTTCTTTTCCTTTTTGTTGCGCTATGTATTGTTTAATAATTGCTGTTATACCTTCTTGCACTAACAACTGTTCCCCTACCTCATCGTAGTTACACACGGCATTAGCCGATCCGTCGGGATTCTCGCTTACTACTTTTAAACTTATTGCCATTATTTCAACCACTCCTTAGGTCTGTCATCGCCCTCGGTATAGGTCTTGCTATACAACGTGAGCATCCGTAAATTACACATAGCGTGTGCTAAATGAGACTGCCCTGATTCAGGGTCTATGTCTTCTCCTCTTTGCCAAGCCGCTAAATGACGCATTGCGCAAGCATAGGGTACTGACCAATCCATGCCCTTAGCCCAATTCCATGCCGCATATTTCTTCTTGCCATACGCCCATACTCGAGCTTCATCTTCCAAAGTACACAAAGGAATAAGGCTTAGGTCAGGTTTATCGTCGTTATAACGAGCACCTGACCCCCTGGCTTTGCTATTAACATCACCAACTGCCATGTTAGCAACCTACTGGCTGAAAAATACCATCACGCACTGTATCCCAACAACATGTGCCTTGGCCCATAGTAGACGGGGCGCAACGAATTGCTGAATATGCACTGAACGATAGACCTACCAACATAACTGCTACGATTACTTTTTTCATTTCACTTCTCCTTGTTTAGTTACTTCGTTTTTTAACTGCATTACTTCTGTTTCCAACTCTTTAATCCTATGTTGCTGAGCATGAAGTTGGTCTCTTAACATCTGCTGAGTATCTTCTTCATCTTCTGCTAACCACCCTAAAAACGGTATTGGTATCATTTTGCTTTCCTTACACTTGGTATTGGTTTAGCTACTTTCTGTATTACTGGGTGAAACTCTAACGCTTTAAGACAACCAAAACTAGGCACTTCATATTTCTGTTTTAACATTGGTAATACTTCATCTAACACTTCAACTAGCGTCAGATACTTTCTTGGTAACACGCCTTTTCGGTTTGAACGCTGCAATTCCATTCTCCTGTTCAGGTTCTTTGCTTGTTTCTCTTGTTGCTAACATCCTATCTGCCATAGACCATGCGTCTAATTCTAAAGCGCTTCCTTCGCATACGCCCTCACGCATAACTAACCCCATCATTGCAAACATTGCAAAAGCATCCCTTAAATCGTTCTCGTTCATACTTTGCCTTTTGTTTCTTCATATCCACAAACTTCGTTCCAGTACATAAAAGTGCTTCCTTTATGTTGTAGTATGTTAAGCACAGGTTTACAGTCGGCTTCGCAATCAAAATGTATCCGCAAGCCTTGGCGACGTGCGCTAGGGTTCATAGTAAAATCTTTATCTACCGCAATTTCACCATTCCCCGATGTAGTATGCAAACACAAACCTGTCATATCCTCACCGCAATCAAACACTTCAATCTTTCCTTGGTGTAGATACGTTCCGTTACATACTGGACATACAAGTTCATCCCCGTATTGCCACTCTTTTTCGAGCTTAATCATCTGTAATGCCCTTTCCCGTTATGTTCACAACTCATTACTGAGCAAAATTTCCTACATGTAAAGTTCGGCTTAGCGTTCCATACATCGTTCTTAAATGATTCTGCAAGCCTGTCGGTCTCTTGCAACCAACGAGTCCAAAATAACTGTTCGTCTTTCTTGTCATACTTGGCTCTGACAAAGTCATCGCATACTACAAACGCAAGCCCCGCCTTAACTCTTTCAACCTCAGGGAAATGCTTAAAGATTGCTAGTGCCATCAACTCTAACTGTTTGGTGTCGGCGTACTTACTAGACTTACCCGTCTTGTAATCAACTACATGGGCACTATCACCATCAATAATAAGTAAGTCGGCAACTCCCCTAAACCAAACATCCTTTGCAAAAAACTCGCATGCTTCTAAATCTTTAGTCAAACCCATGCGATACTCAGCTAACTTCTCCCCTTTTATGTTCTCAAGTACCTTGAGAACTGGTTCTATAAATTTGTATTTCTCGGGAATTGGCACGCCATTAGCTATGTATTCCTCAGCCGCTTTGTGGACTTCCGTACCAAACATCATAGCCTCAGACTCGGGTTCTTTAATATCCTTGATTACCCTTAGATGGTAGTATTTTTTAGGGCATTGTTGAAACAACCCAAGCGAGGAATATGACCAAGTAAAACTCATTGCAACCACCCTTCTTCGTCGCCTATATCAGCACTCTCAAGTACTATCTTATTGGCACGCTGAAGTAACCATGAAATTAAAGCAGAGTCGCCTGTTGATGAAACTAAACGCTCTGCCCCTTGTTTTGTATACCCAACAATAATGACACATTCAAACTCGCCTTTATTGTTCTCAAGGACATCATCGGGATTAATTTCCACATCTGTTTCGCCTGTAAACGGAATAATTTTGTCGCTCATTTATTTCTCCAGTACCTATCGTTGGGGTTTTTAATCATACTTTTAATAAGTTCATCTATTGAGAAAAACCATTGCTCTATTCTCATGCCGTTGTGCGTAGTGATTGTAAAACTCATTTAAGTCCCCATTGTTCAATAGATTTTTTATTGCTACATTCGCCATAGTGTTGACCAACACCCAATTCGCAAGTAAGAGGTAATGTCTGTGCCCAGGTAGGTCTCCACTTCATACACTCATCTATGTATAACATAGCGTGGTCTTTATCAGCTACCGGCACTACCGCCATAACCGCATCATGTACAGTCAAGGCAACTCTGTAACGCTTAGCTATACGCAACATCTGCTCCCCAATAATGCAACGGGCTACTGCTTGGCAGACATTCTCTACTATCTTCCCGCCGTAAATCTTAATACGACCACGCCTACTTGCATAGGTATAACCATCATCGTCCTTTTGTAAATCTTTGTAATTTAAATAGAGACCGCTAGGGAGTAAAAAACCTGACTCCGTAACCGACAATGCTTGCGCTTGATGCCCCACTTGACAAGTTTTGCCATCTCTGAGGGCTTCGAGGGAACGATTAGCTTCTTGCCAAAGTCGGGGAATGTGTGGGTATCTAGAACGATAGACTTCAATAATCCTAGTCGCCTCCGCATCAGGGATTTCCACCCCAAAAGTTCTGAGTTGTATCCCAAACTTGGTAGCACCCATGCCATACCCCGCACCGAGGATTGTCGTCTTACCCACGAACCGTTCTCCCGAGTCGATTTCTTCTTCTGCCTTACCATATATAGCAGATGCCATGATCTTGTAGACATCTTCTTTCCTTTCGAAAGCATTGACGAGGTCGTTTTGACCGCTTAGCCACGCAACAGTTCGGGCTTCAATTTGTGAGGAGTCGGCGTCGATTAGAACATACCCCTTAGGGGCAGTAATAGAATCTTTGAGAAGAGATTTTCTAGGTAGGTTTTGAAGGTTGAGTTTATCATCGCCTCCCCAACGACCAGTATGAGCAGCATAATACCTAAGAGGTACTGGCATTTTGCCCCGTAAGGATATGTTAATGAATCTTTGTGTTCGGGTTTCTTCGAGGGTCGACTTAGTCCCCAATCTAGCGGCAACGACAGCTTGAACTCTCTCGTCAGGGTGATCAGCCAATGCTTTAAATCCTTCATCACTTTTTGCAAACGCATAGGTCTCCTTCCCGTTAGCGGGGCTTATCTTCATAGGGGGTTCAACGCCTAAACTGATTAGTAGTTCAGCCAGCTTGGGGTTTGACATCAATGTGTCCTTATCCGAGATACATGCCTCAAGTAGTTTTTCCTTGCGGTTCTTTACTTGCATCAGGTGTTGCTCTAGCAACGGAGTGTTTAACTGCAACGTCGGTTCGGAGAACATTTTTATAGTAAGGCTAATCAGTTGAAGCTCTGACCTCGAAAAGCGTTGCACTAATACATGGAACAAAGCATACGTTAACTCCACGTCATTATTACAATATCCGCCATATGAGCTAAGATCATGCTTGCTAAAATCTTCACGTCGTTTGCCGAGGGCTTCAACAACTTCTGTCCCTTTTCGTCCGAGGTTGTACCGCACAGCAAGTTTAGCCAAACTGTTTCCAGCTTCCAAACCATCCGTCGCACGAGCCATGCTAAGCGTGTCCAGCCAAGCCATTGGTTGAATATTAAACCGCCAACCGAGAATAGCAGAGTCAAACATAGCGTTATGGGCAAGAGCAAAAGAATTACTCCAGTCGTAGTGAGACAAGAAATCCAATATTTCTTCGTGAGAACCGCTAAACCATTTTGCTTCACCATCATTCTCCTTTACTGATACTCCGATTGTTTGAAATGAATCTGACCGCACATACTCCTCAGTCGTGGACTTGGTCAGGCTAAAATCACGACTGTAATAAGTTTCAAAGTCTATTGTTAATATGTTCATACTGTTTGTGTTACTCCTGCTATTGGGGTAGGCAGTCGTAATGATTTCATTTGCTCATGGGCTGCTTTTACTTGTGCTTCTCTAAGTCTTTGTGTCTTAGATTTTTGTGGGTCAATAAGTTCCTCCATTACCTTTTCGGTAAAGCGTTGTTGCATATGTCGGAAGATAGCTTCTCTATGCCCCGCATCAAAAGCTTCTAAGTCTTCTTTGGGTAAGTAGTTTCGATACTCGTTCATAAGGCGACCCCATTTATTTTCCCCGTTAGACATACTATCAACAAACTCCTCAGGGTTAGTTTTCATGCGTTCTAAGAGCATGGCTACGCCGTCGTTCATGTCGTTTTTTCCTTTTGTGGAACTGGTCAGCATCGGTCATCGTCAAGATCAAACCGATTAAAATAAGACTCAAAAAACTCTATGTTTTCTTCGTTGGCAACAAAGGCATGACCACCCGCAGTCATAATATTTTTAAGTTCTCTTTGTTGTAATGCAGTAGGTTTGTTGTCGCCAGCCTTGCACTCAATAGCAACGAACTGCCCACGGAAACAACATATAATATCAGGCACGCCCGAGCGACCGTAGCCGTGTGTAGCGGGGAAAAAGTAGTAGACCCCATTCTTCTTGAGTATCTTTACTACTGCGTCTTTAACTTTGGATTCAGGTGTAGCCATTGACAAAGTATAGTGTTAAGTTCACCACAAAGCAATAGCTAAAAGAAATTTATTTTATAGGGATATACCCCTATTGACAAAGCAACATTCAGACGCTATGTCTGAATGTGGCAATAAAAAAGCCACCCGAAGGTGGCTTAGTAATGCTTTGGAGGATTTCATAAATCAAAACTAGGTTAAGCAGATTACGCCCTTGTGCGTTAAATGTTGTTTGCCCGTGTATATACATCTGCCATATATAGTTCACACAACCGTGAAAGGAAATTACTATGAAAGCAACTTCCGAATTAGTATAACCTAACTTACGTCAGGGAGCAATAAAAAACATACCATCTTTAAACTTGCACCCTATATGGCTATACCCCTCGCCTTCAGACAATACTTTAAACATAGCAAACTTCTCCTGAATAGCCGTAGGCAGATCATCGTAGTGTTTATAGTGCGTAATACTATCCTGTTCTAGAGAATATAAAACAAGACTACTGTCGGCTTTGACATTGATGCCGTAGCCTAGCTTAGCATCAAACGCAGTCTTCAAATCGTTCCAATTCTTATATATCTCACATTTGATATTGTGCTTTTTTATATCTTTATTAACTAAACTAAAAAAGGTAGATGACATAGAGATTGTTGGTTCTCCCCTAAGCCGTGCCTCATACCCAAGCATAGCCATAAGTGAAATCTCGTCATCAACACTAAAGTCCCACCGCACCTGATTCTTATGGCTATTGTGCATTGACGATATGTTATCTCGGATACTTTTACCGATTAACTCTTTTAACTCGTCGTCTAGTCTAGAAACAAGTGTCTTCTTTGCAACGCGTAAAGCTACCTTCATATCTTTGGCTTGCACAGCCTCACGATTACCCCTTTCTTTACGAATACGAAAGCTTTGGACTTCATAGACAGGTTCAGAACTACCACCACGATACCGAGTAGTAACTCCGATAGCACCCACTTCCTCACCATTCTCTACAACTTTAATGCGACGAATAAATCTACTAGTCGTTACCGTCGTTCCGTTGCCCGAGTTTTTCCGTACTTCAATAGTGCAATCGTTGTCGACAATAAAGTCATACAGAGGTTTAGCTTTATACAATGCCTGTGCAAACCCCTCTAGACCATCAATATAGGGAGCGTCTTTGTACTCTTGCTTTAAGTTTGATTTATTTATGTTCATATACTTCCCTTAAAAGTTAAACTTAGACAGAATGTCATCAACCTTAGCCTTGACTGTTTCTCTAGCAACAAAGCTTTCTCTGAGGTCGTCGGCATCATGGTTATTAATAGCGTTCTCCAACTCGGTGCGTGCCTGTTCCATGTTAGCGTCTTTGGTAAGGTTAAAGTGTTTAAGCAGCGACGTTAACTCCACAGCATTCTCTACTAGGGAGTCCCTAAATATTTTCTTCTCACCTTTCTCGTTGTCAGCCAGCCTTTCACTCATACGCATGAGGCACTCATGTAACCTAGTCCACGCATCTTTCATAGCGTTGTTAAGTCGCTCGTTGTAGATACCTTCGCATGACGCAATGATCTCAGCCTTAGCTTCTTCACCAATGTCAACTCGGAAATCCCCCGCCATCGGCACAGGCAAGTAGTTCACATTAAACTTAAACTTTCTCGCAATGGTGTCGGCTTCGGGATACTCTGACCTATCGAACAACTCGCCCAACTGAAAAGCGGCGGCACTCACTAGGTTAGGATATGCAATGATGAACTTATCCACTAATGCCATGTAGTTCTTCTCAAGCGTAGCCAACTGCGACTTATAGGTTAAGAAGTTACTCATCGGCAGTAATCGTAGTCCGTTGTCTGACCAAGGTAATGTTTGAGATAAGTGCCATGCTCTAGCCGTTGCCGCATACTTTGTTATGGTGTCAAGAAACCCTGTACCCGCTAAGAGGTTCTTGTTGTAGTTACCCGCACGAGTCTTCGTGCCCTTATCAAAGTCTACTTGCGTAGATACCTTCTTATCCAGTTTTCTAGCAGTCCATGTGCTTATGGACATCTCTACTAACATAGCTGATGATGCGATTGAGATACTGTTGTCTTGTTGCATGGTAATTCCTTTCGATTGTTGTGGCAACATTCAGACACGATGACTGAATGTTGCCGTTGGGTTTACTCTACATGAACTACTTTACCTACTACTGAATTACTATCAAAGCGGGAGTTGCCTTTGATGCACCACATGACGGGAGAGTTAATCACACCCCACGCAGATATATCCGAATCAATATACCCGTCGGTTAACATGATCACGCACTCAGGTTCAAGTGTTTCCTTTTGCATAAACTTAGGCACGCAGTCAGGATTAGTTCCACCACCACCCTTAGGCTTAGTCGATTCGGTTAACCCCATCAGTTCACTACCTTGATACACCTCATGCGATGCAACCCGAGTATCCCAATACAACAGATCAATCTTCTCGGGACTTACTTCTTCGCAGATGCACTTCACCTCGCTAAGAAACTGAGAGAGTTCTTCTACACCAATAGAGCCTGATGTATCAATACCTACTAATATAGAACCAACCTTCTCGTCGTAGCTTGACGGCATAATAATATCCATGCTGATGTATCGCTTGTGAAGACGCTTCCATGTTGTTTGGTCTTTACCTTGCGTGGTAGTTTTAACAAAGTCACGCAACGCTTCTTTCCAATCAACCTTAGGAGTGAGTAAGTCATGTAGTTCTCTAGAAACATCTCCGCCTAGCTTACCCGCTAAGATTGCCCCTTGACGCAATGCTTTCTCGACCTCGTTAGTGATCTCGTCTTTTTCCTCTTGGGACATTTCTTTTGCCCCTTCCCAATCGTGCGAATCAAACCCCTCGCCAGTTCCCTCTCCTTCTTCGCCACCATCACCGCTACCACCACCCCCACCGCCACCACCATGTTCTTCTTTAAGAAGTCTAAAGATTTGAGCCGCATCCATACCCCGATACTTCTCGTCAATCAAGCCCATGATTTCACCTTCCTCATCAACAGGCATTTCAGTATCGTGCCCATGCGGGTCGTAGTCACGGATTTGTAGATTGATAACATAGTCACAAGCGGCATTTGCCAAGCGTGGGTTTTCCTTCGCAAGCTTTTCCCATACAGTTAAGTGACGATAAGCCTTGTGCATATTCTCATGCAATATTAAGAAAGCAAGTGCCTTGTCAGTTAACCTATTGATAAACTTGCGACCATAGACAACATCAACACCATTAGTCTTAGCCGTTGGCTCATCGTCAGATACCGATACCTTGCCTACCATAAACAAACCCGAGAACATGCAAAAGTTCTTGTGCTTCATTAACTGCACATGGGTGCGTTCAATGCGTTGTTCTGCTGATAACTTGCTCATCATTTTCTTCCTTTTCTAAGTTTTTAATTCCATCTTCAAATACTTCAACCGCTTGACTAAACAAACGCAACAACTCAACCCCTGTCATGTTTGCCTGAGTAAGTGCCGTTGATACCAACATAGATACAAGGACAGATAAAACTACCTCGATCTCTATATTTTCTTGGGTAAATAAATCCCCCACCTTATCCGCTAACTTCTCGGCTTTGATTTGTATATCTGTTTGTTTCATGTACCTATCTCCTTCTTTCGTTTAGTTAAATACTTAGTGACACTACTAGCTACCACACGGCGATGACCCCCTCGGGTAATGAAGAACTTAAACTCACCCTCGTCTATCATCTTTTGAACTGTGCCTAATGATAGGCAGATAGCTTTTGCCACCTCCCTTGAAGTCATAAAGATTTCTTGTTTCATACTTCCTCCTCATCTAGCCAGTCGTACCAATCTGTGCCTACTACCCACTCTTCCTTAAAATCCCCCGAGGAATACAAAGCACTTGCCACATTGAACATCGTGTCAATCAACTGATCTTTACGAACTAATGTCCACTCCTCGGAGAAAAACCCATCAAAGTTTTTCTGTGCTTCTTCCCATACTTTATCCCAAGTAGTATCCCAGTCAGTCATGTCATACTCACCTACATAGTGACCAGCATCTTGCTCAGTACCAAGGGCATACCATTTAATCTTGCCGTTGTCATGGGGTATCCCACTTTCTTCTTTCCAGTTTTTCATATCGTTCATCATCTACTCCTTATTTATAACGCATCATTGGACAATCGGGAACACTAAAGCGAATCTTAGGCATACGCATACGAGCCGTATCTAACATATACTCGTTCAACCCACTTCTCAAACGATTAAGCCGTCTATCCATCTTGGCATAGCAACTAGCCCTTAAGCGTTTCAGCTTACGACCTTTCGGTCTTTTGTCAGGGTGTCGCATACTGTAATTGATGTAGGCTATCTTCTCTTTACGAACTCCCACTCCAGCTAATCTTCTAGTCATAATTTTTTCCTGTTCGATCAAAATATTCATCGGCATACTCAGTTACATCTTTCTTAAAATTCTCAATCGTATACTTCTCGTTGATTAAGTCCGTTAGTAAATCCAAGAAAGAGTCGGCATCTAAGTTATCACTACCCACCCAATCTTCTACCATTGATTTTGTTATGCCCCCGTGATACTCAGGGTTTTGAGTAAACAATCCATCTTTCATTTATTTCTCCTTAAAATAAGTATTGGTTTTCACGCATCCAAGTTACGAACGATTGGCTAGTAAGGAATAACTTTTTCTTCTCGTCATTCTTCATACCAGTCAAGCAGAACACAGACTGCAATTCTTTAGGTGTCCGCTTGAGATACTCAAAGAACTTACTGATAGTCGTGCGGTCTACCCGCTGAACTGCACTAAAAGCTAGTAAGCACAAAGCGGCGGGTGAGGCGGGGACTTTAGCGTTGTTGGGGTCTTTGCAGATTTCGTCCCAAGTCGGAAGCGAGTCGGCGACTTCAACATAAGCCATAAGGTCACGGGCTGCGGGTGCACCGATAGTCCCTTCTAAAGCACAAAGCGTTGCGTTAGTTGTTACACCTGCCCTGCTCTTAAGAATACTCGATGCTCTAGCAAGGGATCGTGGCGAAACAAAAGACTTCTGTGCTTCCTTAGGGTTAAAGATATACTTGTTACCCGCCTGTCCACCATCAAGGTAAGACGCTAATGCTTGCGGTGTTTCTTTAATCCATACTAGAACCTCAGGTGCGATGTCATTCTCGACAGCCCATGCACCCCAAGAGTCAGAGTCAATAGAGCCATCACCATTAAATCCCGCCGTAGGTTTCTTCACATTCACAACAGAGATACGATTACGGCTATGTGCCATCATGTTATCGCCAACACCATCGCCTGTGTAGTTACCCGCCGTTACGACAATATCTTCGGGGTGTAGTGGGATACCCATAATCATGCGTGGTTCGTTAAGCATAGGGTGTAACATATTCTTTACTGCGTTGTGTGCTTTCGTAAACTCGTCAATGAAGATAACCTTCGGCTCATCAAGATGGAAACCCCATTGCTCATTAGGGTAAATACGGGTGGTCTTGGTGCTATGGTCAGGGATTGGAATACCTAGTTCGCCCAGTTCAATATTCGGTGCGTCAATATAGATACCTTTAAAGCCTGTGCGTTTAACTATGTTCTTAAACATAGAGGTTTTGCCTACCCCCGGCTCACCCATAAGGTGAACTGTTCCGCTAGAACCAAGTGATATAACTAAGTCCTCGGCTTCTTTGAGGGTGGCGGTGCGATTTAAGAATACTTCTGACATGGTAAATCCTTTCAAGGTTTGTTTTGGTTAACACATTCAGACACTATGTCCGATTGTGGGTGCTACTTATTGCCGAAAATACTTGGCGTTCCTATCAAAAAAGTGATACCCGATAGGCATAGGTACTACTACAAATGCTTCTTCTTTAAACTGATACTTCAGTATTTCTGCAAATGCCTTGGCAAACTGAGAATTTGTAATGCGACCCTTGTAATCCCCAAACGCATGACCAATCCGCATGACTGCGTCGTAGGCTAACTCCAAATCCCCAGATTGGTTAAACTCATCTAGTTGTTTAAAAAGGTGTGTTCTGTTCTTAATGCACTTGTCATTACTCCAATGACTCCAAGTTAAGCCACTATCTGACCAAGTTCTACCGCTGACTTCTATCTTAGGGTCGATCAATAGCATGTTGCACCCATACTCGAGGAACTTCTTATACTTTCTGCGTAGTGCGTTAAGTGCCTTGCGGTTAGCGTTATACTTAAACTCTTGCACAGGGTTGACCACAGTAAAGGCGTTCATCATGCCCCCGTTAGTCTGAACCATGTTGCCCGTCGGCTCAAAACGCAGTCGGCGTTTATCTTCTGAGTCAAGGTAGTAGTCCATGCCATCAGCGTAGTTGCGGAAATACCATTTGCCGTCGAGTGAAGTGAATGTCCCAAGGCGGTTTTGAAGCGTGTAATTTATGAAGCTTTGCGTGGTCGGACTCCGATACCCGCCAGTTCCCACCTCAATAGAGCCATCATCGAACCATTCAACACAGTCGGTGCGATATAACCTAGCGGTATAAGTCTCTTGCCATCTACCCAAAGGGTTACCCACTTCCTCGACAGACTTCATGTGCTTTACTATGCGGTGATCTGCATAACGACGATTACTACCCAATGGACGCACATCTTCTTTACGCCCACGGATTGGCGTTGTATTTGCATACCAATCTTTTGCTTCTTTGAAACTACCGATAGGCTTTAAGCCTGCTGAATTACCAAATCCCCAAGTCATGGTCATACTCCTTCACTAAATAAATGTTTAACTGGATTTACTTCTACTGCGGGTGCTTGAATATCAAACTGCCTTATTACATCTACTGGATTCTCGTAGTCATAGGGGTTCTCACCCCAATTCTTTTCTTCATAGTCGTCAGCGTTCTCGCCAAGCCGTTGCATAGTTATAGCTAAGGATTGGTATTTGTCATGGGTCTGCATTTCCTCGAGCAAATTACCGAGTCTATTCAATGCCCTTTCGGACTCGTCATACCACTTAACCGATATAAAATGCCAAGTTAGTTGCACCACAGGGTCGTTGGACTCGATAGCCTCGTAGTAAAAACTAACATCAGCACTATTTAAATCGTCCCTATCTACCAACAAATGCCATGCCCCCGCAATCTGCTCGGTGGTCTCGGTTAGGCGATATGCGTTAAGCAAGTCTTTAACCTCTTGCTTTTCCCCTGTCAGGGTTACAGATGTGTTACTGTAATATCCCATGATTTACCCCTTAAAAACTAGATAAACTGCCCCTACTGCACTACCGAGCACAATCATTACCCAAAGAAAGCCAAGAATTGCATTGCCTAAGAAGTCTAGGGTTAGCTTCACATCAGACTTAAAGCTTTGTATTGCACAAGCATACTGTGCGTCTCGGTTGGCTTCGCTTACTGTGCGAGGGATTGGGGTTAAATTCTTTTCCATTGGTGTTCTCATTTGGTTACTCCACTTTCGGTCAGGTTGTCTGAATGTTCCACGCTTAAAAGGATAGTTATTGCCTCGTCCAGTTTTTTGCCGTAGATGCTTTTTAAATCAATGATGGTTTGAGCCGTCTTGTTGCGTAGCATGGCACTTGCCCCACCAGTTTTTACCTCAAAAAAGATACGAACCAAGGTCTCTTGGTCAGCCGTGCTATCTATCAGGTGTGCAATGTTCAGTTGCAGTTGTTTAAGTTTGCTCATACGATTGCCCCCATTCTTACTGCGTTGATTGCGTCCATCGGGTCGGTTGCCATCACTTCTATTACTAGGTGTTCCCATACCCCTGAGTCCTTGCGGTCAAACTCCACCTCATGCAAGGCGACTTCCTCGATGCTTTCTTTGTCTAGGCATCTAGCGGTCATGTTTTTATACTCGGTTGTGCTCATTACTTCTCTCCTTGTAATGCAGTTAGTTTCGCTTTTGCGAGGGCAAGCGATGTATAGCCCTGTGCTACTTCTTCATACTGTGCGTGTGAAAAGGGGTTGTGAATAGGGTCGGTGTCAGCAGTAATTAACTTAAGCCGTTGTTCCATAACCTTAATTAGTTCTAGCAACTCGCTGATGCGTTGCCCTTTGTAATGCGTTGTCATTTGAACTCCTTATAGGTTTTAACAATCTCACCACTCGCTTCAAACTCTTTCCACGCTTGGCAAGTCGGGCAAAGGCGGTCATAGTCAGGGCATTTCTCACCCCAATACTGAACCATGCCTTCTTCTGCATCGTCGGCTTCACATGCTTTCGCCCACTCGTGGTCTAACCACGCATCTAGATTTATACTCATAGGTCTTTATCTCCTGTAATTTTGTAAACAAAGCCCGCCAAGAAACCAGCGATATAGCCTTCTTTTAATGCGTGGTAATTGGGCTTATCTTCAGCCCGCCCTGTGCTTGGGTTATATTCCTGTGAAAAGATGTGAGCCTTGACGATTGTTAAACCCATAATGTTCGCCTGTACTTCATCGTCGGTGTCGTTCTCAAACTCGTACTGTTCCTCGGTCATTGCTCCACCTCCGTTGTGCGTAGCCGTTGCAAATACTCCCTTGCTTCCTCGACTGATGTAATGTGCTCGGGGGTTGTCGGGTTGCTTCGTTGTACCCAGTCGGTGTAGGTTTCCCCGTAGTGCGGGTTGGTAAGGGGCGAGCCAAAGGCATGGAGGTATGGGTTTCTCTCAGCGACTAGGTTAGCTTTGTCCTCAATGCTCAAGTCCTTGTTTTTCAATAGGTGGGTCAGACTGTTCTGATTGCGTTGCTCTATCAGGTTGTCCCTGTTGCGGGGTTTGAATGAGTAGTTGCGTGTCATGTTGTCCTCTTAGGGTTTAGTTGCTTTAGTTGGCTCAGGTCGGTGATGAGCATATAGTTAGACTTGTTCATGGGTGCTATTGTGTATTGCTTGAATTTAGCCACGGCATCTTGGTGTCCGCAGTTAAGACAGGTTTTGTAGCCCAGCTTGGTGTAGCGTTGCTTGGGTACGATAGGTTTATTACAGTTAACGCACTTCATGGTTGCTTCCTTTCGTTGGAACATTCAGACGGGTATGACTGAATGTGGGGGTTAAAAGAGGGTTACGAGATAAAGGGGGCAAGACTCAATACCAAGTTCAAGCATGTGCTCAATGTCATGGGTGTTGATAAGCCTTCCCTGTTCGAACAGAACTTCTTGGGTGTCAGGGTGCAATACATCTGCTGATAGCCTGTATTGGGTTGGGTTAGCATAGTGAACTGCTTTTGGTAAGACTTGCATGGTATTTCCTTTCGTTTGGAACATTCGGTCATCATGTCTGAATGTGGTTGGGTTGGGGTATCTCTAAAACATTTTTCATTCTATACATCTATTATACTCCTATTACTATACAATGTCAAGTTTTTGTGGTATTAAGTTTTGGTGTGTGTTCTTGGGAGCTGAGGTATGTAATGTTCCAAAAAGAGGGGTAATGTTCTATTTTGTTATTTTGGTTGGAACATTGCAAAAGCCTATAAGTTCGGGGGTTTGATGTTCGTTTTATATATAATGTTCTAATGTTATATTGTTCTATCTTTTATATATCGAGGGATAATTTTTTAAGCAATATTTCACTATGTGCAATATTGCACTATGCGAAGGGGGTCTTTGCTTTTCGTTTTCCCCAAGTACCTAAAAAGTCGGAACATTAGGAACATTCCGTACAAAGCTTATTCTATATAGGTTTGTGTTGGAACATTGCTTGGAACATTCGGAACATTACAAACTGAGGCAACTGCGTTGGTTTAAGCTTCTGCGTTGCGATATGCCTGACCAGTTCTTTGACTTGCGGTGTTGACTTTGGGTTTTTGATTTTGACTTTTGGTTTTAAGAATTTTTGGGCGAAAAAAAAACCCCTTGCGGGGTTTGGTTAGAATTGCTCTGTTTGTTTTTCGCATAGCCTGATGTAGCTAAGTGTTTCTTTAGCTTGGCGTATTTCATTCTCGACCCATTGGCGGTTATGGTCGTTTTTATCTATATATCCTGTATTTAGGATTTCTTGCAAACAATCAATTAAATTTAATGCAGTATCTTCAAGTATATTTTTAGCCATGTCATTCTCCAAAATAGAATGGGGGGATTTCTCCCCCCTGTTAATTAAACCTTCGGCAACAACTTAGCAACTTTATCAAGCAATGCTTTATTATTGCAAGCCGACAACTGCTTACGGATTTCATCTTTCAAAGGCTTCAAGGCTTCGATAGCACCCTGATTTTCTTGGGCTTTTCTGCGACCCGCTTCTTTAGCCAATGCTGGAATAACTTCAAGATTACCCGATGCCATAGCTTCAGCCATAGCTTTTTTCAGGTCTGGAATCGCTTCCATTTTTTTCTTTTCTTCCTCACGCTTCTTTTGCATGGCGATAGCCTTAGGGTTATCAGCCTTGGGCTTCACAACATCGGTCTTTTCGAGCAGACGATTCCACGCACGATTCGCAACGGCAACATCGCATTTTTGGGCTAAAGCATAAACACCTTCCCAATTATTGCGAACCGCTTCAAACCAAGCAAACGGGATTACCTTATCGCCCTTAGACTTGAGCAAAGAAGCAATGTCAGCCGAAGCAGATTGAACCGCATTAGAACCCGCAATAGCTTGAGCTTCGCCACTTCGGAAAGTCGAAACCGACTCGCTAATGATTCCACGATCTTCGCCAGTCAAAGCCTCGGAGATAGCAGAGTCCAACTTGAAAGCGGGAACGATAACCGCACCATTAGAACGAACTAAAGATGAAGCGACGGAAGATAAAGCATTTACAACGATAGGCGTATTAGCCATAATAAAACTCCATTCACGCAGTTATTGAGTAGCACATTCAGACAACATGACTGAATGTAGCAAGAGAAAGCCAACCGCTAGAACGCCTTCCCTATGACTTAATAATACCCCAACCAATATAAATAGGGGATTCTTGGACAGGCTAAAGTGTAATAGAATCAACGGGTTAGAGCAACACCGACGACGATAAGCAAAGCCTAAAAAAAATCGACTTCGCTCGCTTCGCTCGGCTTACATTGTAGTAGGCTAGCATTGTGTAAAGTCAAAACCCAAAGTCAACGGCGGAAATCCAGTAGTCCGCAAACGCCAAAACCAACGACCCACTACTACCCGACCACCATATATAACGCAGTACATCAAGCAACTCACATATACACTATGATGTGCACAATCAATATCACTCCCCCAACTTTTCCTAAGAAATAAGGGTTTACCCCAATATACCTATGCTATATACCAAACACCCCCCGTCACTAAAATTTTACCTCCCACACCCCATAATATATTTATAAAAATCAAAGACTTACGGGTAAAAAGTGCATGAATTTTCAATAAAACTGATACCTATAAGTACTGATTGCGTATACATATTGATACCTATATGTATAAAAAACCCCAAAAAATGTACATATTAAATGTTGCAACGCAACAAAATGTATCGTATACTACACATTATTAACCCCTTATGGAGAAAACCATGTTTGAATTTGAAAAGCAGTTTAAGCAGTACGAAGAGCTAGCAGACCGCCTTAAAGAAATGAATGAGTTCTGGGTGCAAGCAACCCTCTCAACGGTCAAAGAGTTCTTCAAACTCTCAAAAACCAAGTAATACCCGGGGGCCTAGTGCCCCTTTTTTCATAGTAAAATACTTCTTCGGGGGTAAGGTTTGGGAAAATAGTCCAGACTTTTGGTTTCGAAACACCCCCACCACATTCATGGGAGGCTTGATGTATGAAATTCACGGTAAAGAAAGTCGACACAAGAGTCCCATCAGTTCGAACCACACTAAATTTTCTGCAAAAGAAGATACTGCCGGAGGATACTCCGTACCCGACAGACCGGGGCCATTGGTGGATTGCTTATGCGGAATGTGGAAAGCCTGTCGCTTTTGCGGGTATGGCACGTTCGACGAGATGGAGCGATACAGGTTATTTATGTAGAGCAGGTGTAATGGATGGCTTTACAGGTCATGGTTTGCAACTACGCTTAATTCAAGCACGCCTTCGAAAAGCAAAAGAATTAGGTTGGGCATGGTGTATTACAGATACAACAGATAACCCCGCTTCATCTAATAGTTTAATCAACGCTGGCTTTAAGTTATATACTCCTGCTAATCCCTGGGGGTTTCCCAGAGCGCTGTATTGGAAAAGGAAGATAGACCCTGATGCCGTACAAAGACGAGAGCGTAAAAAAAGCGTATCACAAACAACAGAGCCGTAAACATTACTTAGCCAACAAAGCAGAAGTAATAGCCAAGACAGCAAGTAAAAAGAAAGAGTTTCGTAAAGAGTGGCAAGAGTTCAAAGCATCTCTTAGTTGTACCAAGTGCGGGTTTAATCATCCAGCGGCATTAGATTTTCACCACGAAGACCCAAGCACTAAAGATGGGAATGTCCACCGATATGTATCAAATGGGCAATTTAAAAAAGTTAGGGACGAAATTAAAAAGTGCATAGTGTTGTGCGCTAACTGCCATAGAATTTACCACCACGAAAAAAGTCTGATACAATCGCCGTAATCTTTGCCACAAACCGCAAGAACAAATGACTATAGAAGTACAACCTACTATGGAACACCCACTGCCTATGCACGAACATGCGCATAGCATGGAGACTATTTCCGATCAGATTCGCGTAAAAGCTAATACTGCTGTCCTCTTAAAAGAACTTGATGCCAATATAGAAGTCACTCCCGAAGATGACGCCGCTGCCAAAGAACTATTTAAAAAGGTAGATGGAACAGATCCATCTAAGCCGACCAAGAAACAAGCAAAAGCGATTGCACAAACCCCAGGTATAGCCCTAGCGCTTGGCGGATATATTGCACATTACGACCAGCAAGTAGTCCACGACAAGGTCACCCTAAGAAATATAGCTATTAACCGCCTGCTAGAGATGAGCAAAGATGACGACATTAAGATTGCTATTAAGGCAGTTGAGCTTATTGGCAAGGCATCTGACTTATTTACAGAACACCAAGAAATTACCATTACCCATAAGAACAGTGCTGAGCTGCAAGATGCTATACGTGACAGGATTAAGTTACTGATGCAGATGAACACTATAGATGTAACGCCTAAGTCTGAGAAACTTACAAACAGCTTAGACGTTGAGACAATAGATATAGATGAGTAATCTTAGTCTTAGCGAACTCCAACATTTGGAGAAAAACCTAGGTCAGTTGACAGAAGCGCAGCTACGAGCACTCTTAACGGAATTAGATACAACAGTAGAAGCAAAAAACAAGGAAAATTGCCAAGAGAACTTCATGGATTTTGTCCACAGGGTGTGGCCTCACTTTATTGACGGGGCACATCACAAGAAGATGGCGGCAGCATTTGAAAGGGTAGCTCGTGGCGAATGTAAACGTCTTATTATCAATATGCCTCCGCGCCATACAAAATCTGAATTTGCGTCTTACCTTCTACCTGCTTGGTTTTTGGGTAAATTTCCAAAGAAAAAGATTATCGAAACAGCCCATACTGCGGAGCTTGCTGTTGGATTTGGACGAAAGGTCAGGAACCTTGTCGATTCAGACGTGTATAAGTCTATATTCCCAGGTGTTGGATTGCAGTCTGATTCAAAGGCAGCTGGTAGGTGGGCGACTAACCAAGGTGGAGACTACTTTGCTATTGGTATTGGGGGCGCTGTCACGGGTAAGGGCGCGGACATCCTTATTATTGACGACCCTCACTCAGAACAAGAAGCAACCTTAGCGGAAAACAACCCCGAGGTCTACGATAAAGTCTATGAGTGGTATACATCTGGTCCAAGGCAACGTCTACAACCAGGTGGGTCTATCGTAGTTGTTATGACACGGTGGTCTAAGAAGGATTTAACGGGTCAAGTACTTAAATCTGCGATGCAAAGGTCGGGTGAGGACTGGGAAGTTATTGAATTTCCTGCTATTTTGCCTAACGACAAACCCCTTTGGCCCGAATTTTGGAGTTTAGAAGAGCTACAAGCGCTTAGAAACGAACTTCCTAACGGAAAATGGATGGCGCAGTACATGCAGCAGCCGACTTCAGACGTTTCGGCTATTGTTAAGCGAGAATGGTGGCAGATTTGGGAGCATGAAGACCCTCCATACTGCGAATTTACAATACAAAGCTGGGATACAGCCTTTTTAAAGACCCAACGAAGCGACTTTTGCGCTTGTACGACGTGGGGCGTG